GTCCATATGCGATTGCCAAGTTGGCGGCTCATCACCTTGTGCGGAATTATCGTGATAGCTATGGGATTTTTGCCTGTAGTGGAATTCTGTTCAATCACGAGAGTGAGCGACGGGGCGAGAAGTTTGTCACACGGAAGATTACGAAGTGGATTGGCGAATTTGTAAGATGGGTAGACGGTAAGGAAAATATAATTACCGGAGATCAGGATAGTATTCAGAGTTTAGATCCTATTGACACTTTCCCTAAGCTCCGCTTAGGCAACCTCGATGCCTATCGCGATTGGGGTCACGCAGAAGATTATGTGCGGGCCATGTGGCTAATGATGCAGCAAGAAGTACCTGATGATTATGTTGTGGCCACGGGCGAAACACACAGTGTTCGTGATTTTCTTAATATTGCTTTTGCCCATGTGGGAATTGGCGAATGGGATGATTTCGTAGTAATTGATCCCGAGTTTTACAGACCCGCAGAAGTTGACTACCTTCTGGGCTTTCCCAACAAGGCCAAATCTAGTTTGGGGTGGAATCCTGACGTATCTTTCAAGGATTTGGTACATAGAATGATAGAGAAAGATATCAATGAGGCGAAACTACAACGACCCGACGTACAAGAAGTTCAGGCTAGACGTGTTAAAGCGTGACAAGTTTACCTGTCAAATGTGTAAAAAGAGAGGGAAGAAGACTAGGCTGAACGTTCATCACATAATGAAGTGGTCTTCGGCAGCTTCTTTGAGATTCGATGTGGATAATGGGATAACGCTGTGTAAAAAGTGTCACGACAGCGTCCACGGAAAAGAGAGCCATTATATTACGTATTTTTCAGAATTAATCAAAAGGGGCAAATAGTGCTTAACTCACCAAAACCAGAGCCAAAAAAACCAGAGCCAAAACCAGATCCTGTGGCGTCTCGTGACGTTTTACATTCTGACAAGCTATCTAGGTTAAAGGGGGAGATCGACGCATTAAAGAGCGGAGAGAGCCTTACCGAAAAAGTCGATATACCATGTTTTAACGACATCCATTCTACGTATCTAAATGAAACAAGGAATCATAGACAGGGCGGATTAGGGAAGCTTAGAATTGATTACGTCGGAGAAACATTAACCGTGACAAATATCGAGCCTGCTCCAGCACCTGCACCCGCTCCGGCACCTGCTCCGGATATCCCCGTTTCCCCAAAGAGAGAACCTAGCGACGGTTAAATTTTGCCTATGAAGAATTATACGGTAATAAAAGACACGAGAGAACAAGACGGATGGATATTCTCACCTTATGACAAATGTGAAGGTATGGAGATTAACACCCTCCACACCGGAGACTACACGCTTAAAGGGTTTGAAGACGTTGTCTGCGTGGAAAGAAAAGCCTCCGTGTCGGAAATAGCAACGAATTTAGGGAAGAAGAAAAAGGCGTTTTATAACGAGATGGAAAGAATGAAGGATTTTAACTTCCGTTATCTTATGTTAGAATTTTCAGCTTTGGATGTTATAGACTATCCCCTTGGCTTACTTGGCGAAGCGGATAGGGAGCTATACAGGCTGTATAAAGCTGGAGAGATTAAGCTCCCAGATTTTAAAAGATTCAAGATAGTAGAGCAGACAAAAATAAGCGGCAAATATTTAATAAAATCCCTGATGGAACTTAGCATAAAGTACGATATAAACGTTATGTTTTGCGGAAGTAAGAATGGTGCGTTTTTAATATGTAATAGTCTTTTTAAAAGGCTAAACGAATTATTCTACGCGGAGAATAAAGATGGCGAAAACCAAGAAGGCTCTCCCGAATAAGGTATATGTTCTGGGACACGAATATACAATAGAAGAGATGTCCGAAGCTCTTTTCAAGGAAAGAGAAGCGTATGGAGACTGCGACAACGAACAAAAAAGAATTAGAGTTTATTGCGGCACTGTTCAATCTTCGACTAGGGACACATTGTTGCATGAGATACTACACGCCGCGTGGTCTCTTTTATACATACAGTCTAAGGACGAGGAAGAGAAAATTGTCTCCAGACTGTCTACATTGCTTATAGGTTTTTTTGACGATCCGAGAAACTTAAAAGTCAAAACCTTTATTCTGGGTGAAAAACTAAATGATTAACGATGCCAGTAGGATAGAAGACGCTTGGCTCGGTATAGAGGTTGATGGGTCCAAGCTATTTAACCCCATGTTATTTGTTCTGGGGGCGGACGACAGGGACGATATGCTGGAGCGGATAGCTTGGCTTATGATGAGGCCGGAGTATTTCTCTTTCGTGTGTAAGTATGTATTGAATATTGACCTTCTGCCATTTCAGTCTCTAATACTTTACGAATTGTGGAACCGAAAGTTTCCGATGCTTATCGGTTCCCGTGGTATGGGAAAGTCTTTTATACTATCTGTCTATCCGCTCCTACGTGCCCTGTTCATGCCTCAACGTAAAATTATTGTAGTCGGTGCGGCGTTTAGGCAGTCTAAGGTTTTGTTTGAGTATATGGATACAATATGGAAAAATGCACCAATATTAAGAGACTTATGCGGTACGAACAGTGGCCCCCGAAGGGATGTGGATCGGTGCGTGATGCATGTCAACCAAAGCACGATAACATGCCTTCCTCTAGGAGATGGATCTAAAATTAGAGGACAGCGGGCACATGATATTATAGCCGATGAGTTTCCGTCTATCCCCCGAGAGATATTTGAAACTGTTGTTGCTGGTTTCGCGGCAGTGGCGGCCTCGCCCGCAGAAAAGGTTAAAGCTAAAGCAAAGGCTAAGATGGCCAGCAGCCTTGGAGCTGTGTTCTCGCCAGATTCTCAAGTGTTTGCGGAAAAGACTAACCAGATTATTCTCAGCGGTACGGCGTATTACGATTTCAATCATTTTGCAGCCTACTGGAAAGAATATAAAAACATAGTGAATAGTGGCGGAAACATCCGAAAGCTCGAAGAAGTCTTTGGCGGAGAGGTTCCTTCCGAGTTTGACTGGACTCAGTATTCTGTAATTCGTATGCCTGTAAATACCCTTCCGGACGGTTTCATGGATGACGGGCAAATTGCCAGAGCTAAAGCCACAATTCATTCCGGTATATACAATATGGAATATGGGGCCTGTTTTACTACGGATAGTCAAGGGTTTTTTAAGCGGAGCTTACTGGAGTCCTGTACTACGTCCATAAATAAACCCATAGTGTTCCCATCTGGGGAAGTGTGCTTTGAGTCCGCGTTAAAGGGGTCTTCTGAGCGGAGGTATGTGTTTGGGGTGGACCCAGCTTCCGAGGTGGACAATTTTAGTATTGTTGTTCTAGAAGTTTACGAAGACCACAGGAGAATCGTACACTGCTGGACCACCAATCGGCAACAGCATAAAGACAAGCTAAGATCAAAGATTGTAGATGAGGATGATTTTTATTCATATTGTGCCAAAAAGATCAGACAGCTTATGAGGGTCTTTCCCTGTTCCGAGATAGCTATGGATGCTCAAGGGGGCGGTATCGCTGTGATGGAGGCTTTGCACGATAAAGACAAAATTCCCGAAGGGGAGGTTGCAATATGGCCTGTTATAGATGAAGACAAAGCTAAAGATACGGACGATCACTCGGGACTACATATATTGCAGCTTTGCCAGTTTGCAAGAGCTGATTGGTTGGCGGCGGCTAATCATGGATTAAGAAAGGACTTTGAAGACAAGGTTGTTTTGTTTCCGTTTTTTGATACCGCTAGCATTGGGTTATCTATTGAGCACGATAAGGTTTCTGGTAGAAATTACGACACTCTTGAAGATTGTATTATGGAGATTGAAGAACTCAAGGATGAGTTGTCCATGATAGTCATGACGACGACTGCCGCAGGTAGGGAAAGGTGGGACACCCCGGAGATCAAGCTGGCGGCGGGCAAAAAAAGCAGAAGACGAAAGGACCGTTATTCGTCTCTGATTATGGCGAACATGTCCGCGAGAAGTATATCTTTTGAACGGGGCATTTCAACCTTTGAGACAATCGGAGGGTTTGCACAAAGAGATTCTAGTTCCCGGTTTAAAAACGAGAAACTTTATCATGGGCCCGCTTGGTTTACGGAAAAGGTGCAGGATGTTTATTAATTTGTGTATAGTAGTATTGACAATCGCATTCGCAATACCATTGATAGGAGAACAGTAGAAATGTCTAAATCGCCACTTTATAGAACATGGGACAGCGACTCGCAAAAGCAGGAGGCTTATGCTCTTACCTCCGACGCAATAGAGGCTTATGAGGGTGTCCAAAGGTCCGCTGGCAGAAGTAGTTATATAGACATTGAGCCCAACAGATCCGTAAGGACTGGTTTTCTCCGAGAGGATTATGACAGCTTTCGTCCCGGCGAATCGGTGTCCAATAAGCAGAAAAAAATTATGAAGATGAGTATGCAGGCTTATGATAGGGTCGGCATTATCCGAAACGTTATTGATCTCATGAGCGACTTTGCCTCACAAGGGCTCACGCTGGTACACCCCAATAAAACTATAGAAAAGTTCTACCGAAAATGGTTTATTCAGGTCGGGGGCGTTGATAGATCTGAGAGATTCCTTAATTATCTTTACCGCTGCGGGAATGTTGTCGTTAAGAGGCGTACAGCTAAATTAAACCAGAAAAAAGAACGAGAGTTAAAAAGGTCTGGTGGCGCAGACTTAGAGATCACGGATTTAAAAGTTCCGAGACGTGAAATTCCTTGGACTTATGATTTTCTGAACCCTCTTGCTGTTGAGGTTAAGGACTATGGTGGTCAGGCGATTGGAAAGCCGGAGTTCGTACTTAATCTATCTAAGTATACTTCTGAGTCTTTAATTAGCAGCTCAACTACCAATAAGACCATCTTTAAAACACTACCCATAGATTTGCAGGAAAGATTAAAAAATGGCGATAGAACCATTCCCCTCGATATGGATAAGGTGGGATTTTTTCACTACAAAAAGGACGACTGGTTGTTGTGGGCTAATCCCATGATATATGCGATCCTTGACGACATCATGATGCTTGAAAAGATGAAGTTGGCAGACTTGGCAGCTCTTGATGGGGCGATTTCTAACGTTCGGCTTTGGACGGTTGGAGATCTTGATCACAAAATTATCCCGACGAAGGCCGCTATTAATAAGTTGCGCGATATTCTGGCGAGTAATGTTGGGGGCGGCACTATGGACTTGGTTTGGGGTCCAGAGCTTAAGTTCTCCGAAAGTCAGTCTCAGGTTTACAAGTTTCTAGGGGCGGAAAAATATCAGCCGGTTCTTACTAGTATTTATGCCGGGCTAGGTATTCCGCCAACTTTGACCGGCGCAAGTAGTAGTGGGGGATATACCAATAATTACGTCTCTTTAAAGACTCTTATCGAAAGGCTGGAATATGGCAGAGAAATTTTGGCTCAGTTCTGGCGGCACGAGATCGAGCTAATTAGAAAGGCTATGGGCTTTAGGTTTCCTGCGGAGATTCATTTTGATTCGATTATACTGTCCGATGAAGCTGCTGAAAAACAGCTTCTGATTCAATTGGCGGATAGGGATATTATTTCTACCGAAACGCTTCTTGAGAGATTCAGAGAGTTGCCCGGAATTGAGCGCATACGTGTACGGCGAGAAGAAAGAGAACGGGCTAATGATATGAGCACTCCCAAGAAGGCTGGACCGTACCACAATCCTCAGCATAAAGAGGATATAGCTAAGATAGCCCTAACGAAGGACGTGCTGGATACCGAGGAGTATCTGGAAAAGTTTGGACTTCCGCCCGCAGAGAGAGAAGAAGTTACAGAGCCGGTGGTGTCGCCCGATCAAGAGGCGGACTACGCTCCCGAAGAGCCCAACGGTCGCCCGAAATTTTCTAAAGATACAAAGAAACGAAAAGAGAAACGGGTTCTTCCTCGGAGCGGAGACGCTACTACTGCCACCTTATGGGCCCTCGATGCGCAGGCCAAGATATCGGACGTTCTTTCTCCGATAGCGCTCTCTCATTTTAACAAGAAGAACGCTAGAAGTTTAAACAAATCGGAAGTGGACCAATTAGAATATCTGAAGATGTGCGTACTGACCGGAATGACCCCATATATGGAAATAACCCCCGAGCTAGTCAAGCAGCTATTAGATAATGAGACTAGGCCGTCTGAGGAGTTTAATTATGTCGTTTCTACTAAAAAGGAGTCTTTCGTTTTGACTAACAATAAGCAGCCTAGTGCGTCTGAAATGAAATATATTTATGCCTCGGCCTTTGCCGAGATGTAGCATTTTACCCAATAATCGCCAAAGATTTTACTTTGTGTGTATTAAAACTCGGAGGCTTTAAATATGAAAATATATGAATCTGAAATACAAGATGGTTTAAGTGACATTCTTTCTAAGAAGAGCAGTATAGCTTGCTGCGCCGTTGCCGAAACTTACACACCGGAAGAGGGTAGCAAGTTAAAAAAAATACTTGCCGACGAGTCCGCTGTTGCTCAGAATGAAGATCAAATAGATTTATACTACCTGAAATCAATACTGGTTAGTACCGGATGGAACAAAAATGACGATGTATTTGATCCAAAGGAGCTGTGGGCTGCAAAAGATACACCTGAAGACAAACCCTTCAACTTTATGCACAATGAAAAAGATATCATTGGCCATATCACGGGCAATATTGTTGTAAATTTTGAGGGCGATGAAGTTAACTGTGATACCGGAGAGGTTCCGGATGCTTTCAACATTCTCACCGCTTCTGTTATCTATACGGAGTGGAGCGACGAAGACCAAAGAAACAGAATGCAAAAAATCGTTTCCGAGATAGAGGATGGAAAATGGTTTGTTTCTATGGAGTGTTTGTTTCCGGATTTTGATTATGCGTTAACGGCTCCGGACGGAGCTATTAAGGTGGTACAAAGGGGAGACGCATCAGCGTTTTTAACAAAGCACTTAAGATCTTACGGCGGGAGTGGAAAATACGAAGACTATAGAGTTGGCAGACTATTAAGAAACTTATCGTTCTCTGGTAAAGGTTTGGTTTCCAATCCTGCTAATCCCCGTAGTATAATATTGGAAGGAAATGAATTTTTCGACGAGTCAAAGGCAGAAATTTTAACTATATCCTCTACAAGGGAGAATACGATGAGTGATAATAACGATAAGCAAATCTTAGATTTGCAGAAGGAGCTTGCAGAAGCAAAAACTGAAAATGAGGCGATGAGAGGTAAGGTAACGGCTGAAAAAGAGGCGGAGTTTCAGTCCAAGATCGAAGCTCTTGAGACTTCTGTTTCGGCTCAGGCGCAGGAGATCGCCGTAAAAGAAGAAGAGAACAAAGTTCTTGCTGAATCTATTAAGACGCAAGAGGAAGCTTTTGCGAGCAGAAATGAAGAAGTAAAGAGTATGGAAGACGAGTTGGCCGTCATGAAGAAACAGGAAGCGTTAATGAAGAGAAAGGCTAAGCTGGAAGATCTCGGATTTGAATCTGATGAGGCCGTTGCAACTATCGATGAGCTTGGCTCCATTGACGAAGAAACCTTCGATAAGATAGTGGCTGTAATGAAGAGGAAGGCCGGAATGCCCCCTTGGATGAAGAAAGACAAAGACAAAGACGAAGACAAAGACAAGAAAGGGGACAAAGAGGCGCCAGCGAAGGCTGACGAAGAGACGGATAGCGCCGAGGCAAACGTAGAAGTCTTGGAAGACGCCGAAGAATCGGCGGATGTTGCTATCGCGGAAGCTGTTGGTGAAGACGATCCTGCGGAATCTCTTCGTGCAGTTGCTAGCGAATGGCTTGGTTCTATTTTACAGTCCGTTCCAAAAGAAAACAAATAGTTTAAACTTTTTTAGACAAAGGAGATTCATAATGGCTCTTAAAACAGATAGAAGTACTCTTCAGACCGATATTTCGTTCTTCATGAACGAAGCACAGACCAGAGGCGGTATCGCGGCTCTTAGTGCTGGGGGCTCAGGCGCCTCTATGGACAACGGTGCCGCTCTTGTTGCCTATGACGGTACACCTTCTGGTGCAGTAGCGGTAGGCTTGTTGTTGAATGATATGGTCGATATTGACCTCACTCGACAGCATCTCAACCAGCACAAGGATGAGATACAAAAGGGCGGTAAGGTTACGCTTCTCCAAAAGGGGTGGGTTGTTACCAATAATATCAATGGAACCGCCGCCGCTGGCGGTGTGGCGTTTATAGGGCACAGTGGCAATGTGGCCACTTCCACATACGCCGCTAGCATGAACGGTGGACAGGAATCGAAGCATATTGTCGGTCGTTTTCTGTCTAGCGTGGACGAAGATGGATATGCTAAAGTGTTCATTGACCTTCCTAACACCAACGCCTAATTAAATAAAGAAAAAAGGAGAAGCTAATATGTCTACTACAAAACGACCTACGCCCGAATTTATTGAACTGCTTAAGCAGTCGGGTAGTTCTGATAAGTCGGTCGCAATCGCGGCCCAGAGAGAGATTGCCAAAGCTCTCGAAAGCCCTATTCGTAAGGGTGTCTTATTTGGCGATATCGTTACCTCGATTTACGAAGCAATGCCTCTGGAACCCGGAGCTACACCAGAGTTTCCATTGGACCTTTTGGCTCCCGGTACTGAGGGCGATCATGTTGCGTACACCAATCCCGGCAATGGGCGTATTCCTGAGCGTCACGTCGAAGGTGATTACGTAATGGTTAACACTTACGGGATTAGCAGCTCGATTGATTTCTTGCTGAAGTATGCTCGTGAGGCTAACTGGAATGTGGTTGCTCGCGCTATGCAAGTGCTCGAATCGTCCTTCGTTAAGAAGATCAACGATGACGGATGGCATACGCTTTTGGCCGCTGCGGTTGATCGTAACGTTTTGGTTTACGATGCTGATGCTGCTATTGGTCAGTTCACTAAGCGTTTGATTAGCCTCATGAAGACGGTTATGCGTCGAAATGGTGGCGGAAATAGTGCAAGTGCTGCTGGTCGCCTGAGCGATGTCTACTGTTCCCCTGAAGCGATTGAAGATATTCGTAACTGGGGTGTTGACCAACTGGACGAAGTTTCTCGTAGGGAAATCTACGTCGCTTCGGATGATGGTCCAGCGATCACGAGAGTCTTTGGCGTCAATCTTCACGATGTCTTTGAGTTTGGCGATGGTCAGGAGTACCAGACCTACTTCACTAGTGATCTCGGAGGCTCTTTGGCCTCTACTGATGTTGAGCTTGTGATCGGTCTGGATCAGGGTCCAAACGATAGCTTTGTCATGCCTGTTAAGAAGCAGGTTGAGATTTATGAAGACGAAGGTCTCCATAGACATCAACGACAGGGTTACTACGGCTGGGCCGAAATCGGCTTCGGTGTTCTTGACAATAGAAGGATTCTTGCTGGCTCCTTCTGATGTTGACGGTTTAACACCAACCCCCTCTCGGACCACCCTATTTTTAGGGTGGTCTTTTTTAGTTATATTGGTTGTTTTTGTGTATTGTTTAATGGAGGGTAATATGTTTGGAGTTAGCGCGATTAGTGAGGTCGGCTTTAGCGAAACTAAAGACATCGAAGCTGCGGTGTTCGTGGGATCGGTGCCGGTTATGTATTTTAACAGTTCGACATTGACCTTTCCGCTAAGTATCAACAAGATCGCTGACTTTTCGCTAGATATAAATAAATTACAAAATCATAGTCTGACAGTCAATAAGATTGTTAATTTTACCACGAGGAGATAAAAATGGCCCAATTTTGTGTCGAGATTGCGGACGCGGATGTAGATAGAGTGATTACTGCTATGTGCGGTAATTACGGATATCAAGCTACGATTGATAACCCGAACTTTGATCCATCGCTACCAGAAGATCCGTCCACCAACCCGGAACAGATCGCCAACACAGAAAGCCCGTTTCAGTTCGCTAACCGTAAAACGCGAGGCTTTCTGACGGAAAACACGGTTGTTTACGAGACTAGACAGGCCAAGGCCGCGCTGTCAAAACCCTCTGGTCCAGATATTAGCGATCCCCAATAGTATAAATCAACATTTAATATCTGGCGGGAGGAATCATGGCGCTTACATTAGCTGATAGAATAAAACAATATACCACCAGTACCGGAACTGGAGATGTATCTTTTACCGGAACCCCCGCAGGGTTCGCCACTTTTGGTTCCGCATTAACCAATGGTGATGTTACATACTATTGCATAGAAGAAAATGACAAGTGGGAAGTTGGAATAGGAACGTATGGCTCCGATAATATGGTGCGTAGCTATGTGTTAGACAGCTCTAATAGTGGTAGCCGTATTGACTTGGGCGGTAGTGGGACGGTATTTGTCACTTATCCAGCCGACAAAAGTGTATATCGCGACCAAGAATCTAGGGTTGTTGTTGGGCCATCTGGTCTTGTGTTTGATAATGGCGCCACTTTTAAGGAGCCAAAATTAACCGAGCTGACTGATGTTTCGACCAGTGGAACGATTGCATCGACCCATGTGTTAGCTTTGAACAACACAAATAAAAGTTTATTATTGGGGGATCTTACCGGACCATCCAACTCCAACAATACTCTCATTGGCTATGGGGCCGGTAGTGGTATAACTTCTGCCACAAATAATGTTGCCATTGGAACTGATGCAGGTATAGCAAATACCGCCGGAATAAAAAATGTTAATATTGGAACACTCTCTGGGCCGTCTGAGGTTGTGTACGCCAATCCTGCCTCTTATGTGGTGTCTATTGGGCATGAGGCGGGAAGTCGTGCTAAGTCATCAGTTACTGCGATTGGTTATCGGGCCGGTATGGCGGCGTATGAAACGGGATTTGTCGCGGTGGGCGCGGAGGCTGGTTATGGTATAGGTGGTTACAGTGTTGGTGTTGGTAAAGAGGCTGCTCACGGAATGGTTAGCGACTACGTGGTTGCCGTGGGACATCAGGCTGCAAAAAGTGCCGCTGGCGTCAGCTCGGTCTGGATTGGTAATATGGCGGGAATTTCCGCGACCTCGTCCAACTTGTGCGTGGGGATTGGGTTTCAGGCTGGAAAAGAATCCTCCGCGACCGATAGTATTTATATTGGTGCAAATGTGGGTCGGGATAATTCCGATGATGATTATTTGTATATAGGGAACGGTTCTCCCTCAAGCAATAGAACCCTTATTAAGGGAGATATGCAATCCAAGAGACTGGCCGTTGGGGCGGCGGACGTTACTCTCGAAGATACATTTTACATTGGCATAGCCTCATCTGCCGACAAGGGGCTTGTTGTCAAGTCTGCCGTTAGTCAGTCCGACGATCTAACACAGTGGCAAACTTCTGCTGGTGCCGTTGTCGCGGGTATGACTCCGTCTGGCGTTTTAAACACCTATGGTGTAGTTGCTAGCGGGGCGGGCTTGCGTTTGAGTCAGGCTACTCCGGCTGTGACTACGGATACCCTTTATAATGCGGGCGGCTCTTTATATTTCAACGGCTCCGAGGTCGGTGTCGAAGCTAGCGCCGAAGCAACCTACGCTTCCGGTCAGGCGTTGTCATTAACTCACGCTTCCGGTTTAACGGTTACCAACGCTACCGATATCGTAGCCACTTCGGGTATCGCTAACTACGCTTCCGGTCAGGCTATTCTCAATGAAGCGGACATTGTAACAACCACGGCTGTCGCTAACTACGCCTCCGGGGAAGCGCTTTCACTGAACGCGGCTTCTGGTCAGGTTGCAACAAACACTGCTAGCATTTCTACGAACACGTCGAACATCGCAACCAATGCTGACAACATCGTTGCCACTTCCGGTATCGCTAATTATGCTTCTGGCCTAGCTATTACAAACGAATCGCAGGTAGCATATGCATCTGGTCAGGCTATCGAAAACGAAGGTTTGGTTACTTACGCCTCCGGCAATACGGCCAATATTGCCTTCGGAGGTGATGTCGGGGGTGATATACTTTACCATAACGGTACGAGCTTTACAAGACTTGCCAAGGGTACGAACGATTACGTTCTTACTATGAGTGGGAATGTTCCCAATTGGGAAGCTTCTAGTGGTGGTGGCGGAGGCGGCGATGTTACCACGGCTCAACTTAATTATGTTTCTGGTATTGCGGTATATGGGTCGGGCCAAGCTCAATCTCTGGGCTATGCTTCGGGAGTGGCGACTTACGCTTCCGGTCAAGCGATAGAAAATGAAGGCGACATAGTTGCAGTTTCGGGTATTGCGAACTACGCTTCCGGTCAGGCGATTGCCAACGAAGCGGACATTGTAAGCACCGTGGCCGTCGCTAACTACGCCTCCGGAGAAGCGCTCTCGTTAAACGCAGCTTCTGGGCAGGCTGTTTATGCTTCTGGTCAGGCTATCGCTAACGAAAGCGATATTGTAGCCACGTCGGGTATTGCTAATTATGCCTCCGGTCAGGCGATTGCCAACGAAGCGGACATTGTAAGCACTGTGGCGGTTGCTAACTACGCATCCGGAGAAGCTCTCTCGTTGAACGCGGCTTCTGGGCAGGCCGTTTATGCTTCTGGGCAGGCGATTGCTAACGAGGCCGACATAGCAACCAATAGTGCCAGAGTTACATACGCCTCTGGTCTAGCTATTTCAAACGAGTCACAGGTAGCTTATGCTTCTGGACAGGCAATAGCTAACGAATCTGATATTGTTGCAACATCTGGCATAGCGGCTTATGCTTCCGGTCAGGCGTTATCATTAACTCACGCTTCTGGTTTAACGGCTACCAACGCAACCAACATAACGGCAGCCACCAATACAGCTAACTATGCTTCCGGTCAAGCGCTGTCACTAACCTACGCTTCTGGTTTAACCGCTACTAACGCTTCTAACATTTCAACGAATACTACTAATATTGCCACAAATGCGGCAGATATAGTTACGGCGTCTGGCGCTTTGCGAGCATCTATTAATACTAATGTTACAAATATTTCTACAAACGCTACCGACATCGTAGCCACCTCGGGTATTGCTAATTATGCTTCGGGACAAGCGTTGTCGTTAACTCACGCTTCTGGATTGACCGCCACCAACGCAACCAACATAACGGCAGCCACCAATACAGCAAACTACGCTTCGGGTCAGGCTTTGTCGCTGGCTCACGCTTCTGGCTTAACGGCGACTAATGCAGCTAATATTACCGCTACTACTGCTGTAGCTAATTATGCTTCGGGTGAAGCTGTGTCGTTAAATTATGCTTCGGGTGTAGCCGCATATGCTTCCGGTCAAGCCATAGAA